GAAGAAAGAGTATGGTGGTACAAACCAATATAGCAAGGAGAAGAACCCCAACGATTATAAGAAAGGCAATCGTACAAACAGTAAGAGAGCCGATAATTTATCGCTGATGGCAACCTTCAGTAGCGAAGAGATAGCAAGATACAAGGAAATGGCAATGAACATCAGGGAGTCAAGGAAGTTCAAACAGGAATTCTTCCTTCCTATGTTGCAGAAGATAGAGGCTTACATCCATCGTCAAGGTGAGATTGGTAAGCCTTTAACTGTAAGTGGACTTATTATTGCTAGTGGGGTAAATCAACGCTCGTTCTATGAAATGAAGAATGGCAAGTATGACTATGCTCTATATCAGTATGCAGACTATGAGGGAGTAGATTTAGAAAACGACATCGTAGATGAATACTGTGGACTTCCGTACCATGTTAACTCCAAGGATATTGCCGTTTTGTTAGCACCAGCTAGTGAAGTAATAGAAAGAGCAATGCTATTACAGGCAGAAGAAACTGAAACTCGCCTGTATGAGAAGGGCAGAGTCGGAGATATCTTCACTATGAAAGCACAACACGGATGGCAAGAAGAAGAGAAACATCAGGTTACAAACAATACCCTTGTAATAGCATCGGAAGGTGAATCGCAGAGAGCCTTGCAGCGATTACTTGGAAGTAGTGAATAGAATGAAGGTAGTAGCAGACAAGAATACAGGCAGAGTACTGATGCTTGAGTCAAATTTGGTATGGATAACGCCTTATGAGATAGTTATCGTGGATATTGACGAAGATCAGTTACTAGCCGATGAAAACGGAGAGTATTACATTGAGTTACCATGACGAATACCTACAACTAGTCCAAGGAACTCTTACAGGCTTTTGTGACTATGTGTACAACAACACAAAGAAAGAAGGAGAAGACCTTGCCTGGTATCCGTCCAAGTTTCACAAGTTCCTATGTAACAAGGCACAGGACTTTGTTACAAGGAAGACCGAGAAAGCCTTTGAGATACTCATAATAAACACACCACCACAGCACGGAAAATCAGTTACGATTACTGAATCTCTACCAGCGTGGTGGTTTATGAGGAATCCTGACGGCAATATAATTGTAATATCCTACGGAGATGATCTTGCCAAGAGATTCGGCAAGTCAAACCTGAACAAGATAAAAGAATACGGCAACATCTTTGGTGTGACACTTGATAACTCCAAGGCTAATAGTGAGGAAATTATGTTAAAGAAGCATAATGGAAGACTTATATCAAAAGGCTTTGGTTCAGGTATCACAGGTCAGAGAGCCGACATACTTCTAATAGATGACCCTGTCAAGAATGCAAAGGAAGCAGACTCACCTACATACCGAGAATCCATATGGGAAGAATTCGGAATGACGGTCAAGTCAAGACTTTCTGCTGGTGGCAAGGTCATTTTAATTATGACTCGTTGGCACGAAGATGATTTGGCTGGAAGAATCATAGAAGAATATCCTGATAGAACAACGGTCTTGAATCTTCCGTGTGAAGCAGAAGAAGATGACCTTCTAGGAAGACAGCCTGGGGATGCCTTATGCCCTGAAATAGGAAAAGGCAATGCGTGGCTACAGGACTTTAAGGCAACCTACTCTTCGGAGCAAGGTTTAAGGCAATGGAATGCACTCTACCAGGGCAGACCTACGGCACAGGAAGGTAATATGCTCAAGCGTGAGTGGTGGCAATTCTATGACCGTAAGGATTGGGAAAACGGAGTCCTTGAATTTGAGCAGATGATAATGTCGGTGGATGCAGCGTTCAAGGATGAAGACAAGAATGACTATGTAGCAATATCGGTGTGGGGTAAGAAGGATGCAAGGATTTATCTTGTGGATATGGTTAATGAGCATCTTAATTTCCCCAATACTGTAAGGAAAATAAGGATGATGAAAGCACGTTACCCAAGGGTGACGGCTATTTTAATTGAAGACAAGGCCAATGGTACAGGCGTAATTCAGGTGTTAAGAACGGAGATTATGGGCATAATAGCCGTTCATCCTGATGCAAGTAAGGAAGCAAGAGTACAATCGGTATCATTCGCAATAGAAGCTGGTAATGTCTACCTACCAAGGGATAAGGAATGTACCTTTACCTGGAAATTCGTAGATCAATGTGCTAGTTTTCCTAACGCCAAGCACGATGATATGGTTGACTCAATGTCACAGGCACTATCAAGGCTTATCTTCACAAGAGCATACAAGAGAAAGATGGCAAAGACCCAAATGGGCAACGTATTCCACAGGATAAAACCTAAAAAGCCATCGGAAAGGATAGGTCAACATGAACACATTAGTGTTATATGACAAGATTATGTCAATAATTGCAGATGAATGTGAACATTGCAGATTGAGAGAGTCTTTCATAGAAGCCGAATGTTCGTTTTGGCTCATAGAACAGGTGGTAAATGAAGTACCGAGCAGCGATAACGAGCGATAAGAACTATTGGGAAACACCTAAATGGCTCTTTGATGAACTGAATAACGAGTTCCGCTTTACGCTTGATGCTGCTGCATCGGACACAAACCATAAATGCGACAAGTACTTCACTGAAAGTGACGATGGACTCTCGCAGAATTGGGGGGGGTATGTTGTGTGGTGCAACCCACCATATGGCAAACAGGCAACGGCAAATTGGGTGAAGAAAGCATATGATGAGTGCGAAGAACACGGAGCAACAGTAGTAATGCTACTTGCAAGTCGCACGGACACAAGGTGGTTTCACAATTACATATATGGCAAACACGAAATACGATTCGTGAAAGGAAGGTTGCGTTTTGAGTTGGATGGAGTTCCACAACAAAGTGCAACCTTTTCTAGTATGATCGTAGTTTTTAGGAAGGAGAAATAATGATTACATTAATTTGTATCTTGATTTTCATTTGGTTAATGTGTCTTCCGTTCATTTCTGCTTACTTGGTAGTTTGGTCAGTTAAACAGTTACGTCAGCCAAAGACAACAGTTGAACTCCCAATCCCAAAGAAGAGGAAACCTGGCAAACTGTCAGCACAGGAACGTAAGGCAATGGATATATTAGCAAACATAGACCGTTATGACGGCACATCTAATGGTCAGAACCCAATCAAATAAGGAGAGATAATGTTCGGAAGGAAAGACGAGAAGAAGAACGAACCTAGCCTTTATTGGAGAAGATTTGAACGTGGCAAGGCTTATATTTATCAGAAAGGCCTGATAGCTGCGACTAACAAGAATTGGAACTTCTATAGTGGCAACCAATGGGAAGGTCTTCAAACAGGTGGAGAAGAACTACCAATGTTCAACTTCATCAAACCTACAATTAAATACAAGGTTTCTACCGTATCGCAGAACAATATGGTAGCAAACTTTTCCGATGCTGAAGGAAGAGAAGACCTTCAGCCTGTATATGAGAAGTTAAACACAATGTTCACGGCGTGTTGGGAAAAAGCCAATATGGACTTGGAACTGTGGGCAACAATCAAGGACTCTGCCGTAACAGGTGATGGCGTTCAGTACTACGGTACAAAGAACGTATCCGATATGGAGAGAATACCTAACACCAACATTATGTATGGTGATGAGTCAGAACCCAAGATTCAGAATCAGCCTTACATCATACTTTGGCAGAGAAGGTCAGTTAAGGATGTAAAGGCAGAAGCACTTCTAAACGGTGTACCTGAAGAAGAAATCGCATCAATCGTACCTGATGAAGAAACACAGGACATGATTGGTAACACCGATGAACTTGAAGCAACTCAAGACCGAGGCGAATCAAAGGTTACCTGTATCATTCATATGGAGAAGAAGAACGGTGTAGTACACGTTTGCAAATGCACGAAGACAGTAGTGTATGAACCTGAACATCCAATACAGGTAATGATGCCAAACATAGAGGATTTAGAGAATCCTACACCTGGCAGAGGATTAACACTCTATCCAATCGTCAAGATAGCGTGGGAAGACTTCCCTAACGATGCTAGAGGTATTTCCGAGGTTAAACAGTTAATACCTAACCAGCTTGAAATCAACAAGACTCTTGCTAGAAGGTCGCAGATCATTAAACTTACGGCTTTCCCAAGACTTGCATATGACTCAAATGCGATTGCCAACCCTGAAGATTTGGAAAAGGTTGGTGTTCCAATTGAAGTTACAAGTGGTGGTGTTCAATCAGTAAATCAAATGATTTCTTATCTGAACCCAGCACAATCAAATAACGATGCCAAGAACTATGCAGATGATATCCTAAAGAACTCACAGGAATTAAGTGGTGCTGGTGAAACGGCTATGGGTAATATCAACCTTAACCGTGTAGCAGCGAGTGCCGTACTTGCCGTTCGTGACCAGGCAGCTCTGCCACTCAACGAACAGGTAGCAAAGATGAAGACATTCGTAGAAGACCTTGCGAAACTGTGGGTAGAAATTTGGGCTGTGTACAATCCTAACGGCTTTGAAGTTACAATGACTCACGTTGATGAACTTACAGGACAGGAGAAGACGTACATTGACCAAATCACAAAGGAAGACCTTGATGCTATGAAGCCTGATATCAGAATTGATACATCACAGGATAATCCTTGGACAAAGGAAGCAGAGCAGACTTGGTTAGACGGCGTACTTGACAAACAGTACATTACATTTGAAGAGTACATTGAAGCATCACCTGACCACGGCATCATTCCGAAGTCAAAGATGGAAGTCATCCTTGATAGAAGAAAAGCACAACAAATGATGCAACAGCAGATGCAACAGGCTCAATATGAGCAAGAAATGGCAATGATTGAACAGGCTAACCCTAACGGCGAGTTAGAAGAAATAAACGAGCAAGTTCCAAAACAATAATTCTTCATTGTTGACCTGGGCAAGTCGTTAAACTACCCACTCCTTTCTGCTTTATTATTTTACGAGGTGAATACCATGGCAAAATGTAAAAAGAAGAAGTCATCAGGTGGTGGCTGCAAGAAGAAGTAATCTTCATTAATCATCCTCCGTTAAGGGCGAGTTTTCCCCATATTTTTTCTCGCCCTTTAACATAGGGGAATCGTTCAACAGTAGGACACAAGACTTTGACTCTTGCAATGTTGGTGCGACTCCAACTTCCCTTACCAACCGTGGGCAACCACGCTATAAACCGAATAAAGACCAACGGCAAATAAACCTAGTTTCGCACACTCCAATAAGTTAGCCGTTGGTTTTTTATTACTCAAATTTAATAAGGAGAAATCAATGGCTGATTATGAAACAAGCGTAGAAACACAGGAAGTCGCTGAACCTGTAGAAACAACCGAAGATTTAGGCGTAGAAGTTCAGGACATCGCCAATTCTGACTCCGACCAGGATGAAGTATCATCCGAGCCTACTAGTGGCAAAACTGAACGTGACTCTGCATTTGCCGAAATGAGAAGGGCAAAGGACCAGGCAGAACGTGAGTTAGCACAGTTTAAGGCAGAACAAGAAGCAAGAGCCAACGCACTTGAGCGTTTAACAGGCAGAAAAGATGCCGAGTTAGAAGCACTTGCAGATTCATTAGGTATTGAAGTTGAGGATGTAATCGCAACTATCCAGGCAGACCAAAGACAGGCAACACTAGAAGCCGAACTTGAGATGTACAAGGCAAAGGAAAAAGAAGCAAATGACAAACTTGCACTCACCGAAGCCTTAAATGATCTTGAGAAGATTGAAAAGGGTCTACCTGAAGAAACTGTATATAACATCCTTGGCTATGCAGACAAGGGTATGAGCATAGAAGATGCTTATTATGCTGTTAAAGGAAAGGAAATCGCAACCAAGGCCATCCCACCAAAGGAAATAGGCAAGGTGAACAGCAACAAGCCTATGGAAAAGGATTTCATTACCAAGGCAGAATATGAATCAATGTCAGAAGAGCAGATTAGAGCAAATCCTGACCTAGTTCTCCGTTCGTCTGCAAGATGGTAGATTTTTTAAAGGAGAAAACTAAAAATGAGTTTTAAGAACTTTGTGCCAATCGCACTTTCAGAAAAGATTAACCAGGAACTTTCAAGAGATATGGTTTTCTATGATAACGTAAACCATGAATACGAAGGTAAGGCAAGAGAAATCGGTGATGTAGTAAAGATTCTGAACGCTGGTAAGCCATCAATCGCAGAATATAGCGATGGCAAGTTACACGCACTTGCAAATACTGAAACACTTCAGGGTTCATCAATCTTCCTTCCATTAGACCACGTTGCACAGTACAACTTCAAGGTAGATGACCTTGATAAGGCACAGGCTGCTGGTAACCTGTATAGCGTTTATATGTCAGAAGCAAAGGAAGGTATTGCAGATGTAATGGATAAGTACATTGCAAACTTCGCAAAGGACAAGAATGCTACAAAGCTGAACAACTCTGCTCCACAGGTAACTTCAGAAAACGTACTTGGCTACATTGACCAATGTCTTGAAAGACTTTATGGCAACGATGTAAAGCCATCAACTAACATCACTCTCACAGCATCACCACAGTTCTTCACAATCCTGAAACAGGCTTATAGAGATTTAGACACTAACAATCACGACCTGTTAGCAAAGGGAATCCTTGGCAGATACAATGGTATTACTCTGAAGATGTCAAACAACGTAGCAACAGCTAGTGGCGTTGAACTGATTCAGGTTAAAACTGATAGAGCAATCGCATTTGCAAAGCCATATGTACACGTTGAACCTTATAGAATTGAAAACGAATTCAGCGATGCTGTTAAGGGTTATGCACTTTACGGTGGCGTACTCGCTAGACCAAAGGAAATGATCGTACTGAATGTTAAGTACACAGCATAATTAAGGGGGTAATATAGAATGGCAAATAGAACAGCAAGTGTAACAATCGTACCAAGAGATGGCAAGGTACTTGTTCCAACAACAACATCACTTTCAGCTAATGACACAGTTACTATTGATTGGGATTGCAAGGATGAATCAACTATCATCCTGGTAAACGTAGCATCAGGCACAGGCACATTCACAATCTATGCTGGTAACGGTGTACAGGGTGTTAACGATGAAGCAATCGCACTCGCAACAGGACAAACAGCAATCTGCATCAATTCAGGCAGATTCAAGAACACTTACGGCGACAACGTAGGCAAGGTATATGCAAAGTCAACAGTTGCTTGTACAGTTGCTGTAATGTCAGCACAGGGTTATGTTGGTGCATAACTAAATTTATAAGAAAGGGGGAGTGTTTCGGCACTCCCCTTATTTTTTTTAAGGAGAATTAAATGAATTACGGACAAGTTTTAGAACAAATCAGAGATTTGGGTTTTGCCGATGATTCTGAAATGGAAGAGTTTGAAACTATCGTGCCGAATGCCGTTAATAGAGCAATCACCGAGATAAGCATGACGGTTGCTCCTAACCTTGCTTATTACGATATTGAACAGGACGGAGATTTTGACGGATTCATTGAGTATGAGATGCCTGAAGACTTTATGAAGTTCGCAGACACTCCTGTTAAAAGACAACTTAACGAAGGTGTGTACTCAAGATTCAATGACTACGAAGTTGAAAACGGCAATACAATCGTAATGAGTGGTACTTACGAAGGAACATATAGAATTTTCTATATTGCAGACCACGAGCCGTTCACAACAAATACAAGTAATGGCGAAGATATTCCGCTTCCATTAAAGGCACATTACCTTGTACCGTTACTTGCCTCTTATTATATCTGGCTCGATGATGACCAGTCAAAGGCACAGGAATATTACGCTCGTTATCAGCAAGGCATTCAGACAATGGCAGAAGAAAAGCAAAAGCCAAGAGGAAGAATTGTAACCGACTGGGGTGATGGTATATGGCTATAAACATCAATAAAGCCAATAAGTTATACACAACTCAATACAGTAATCTGCGTGGTGTAGACTTCTCTAGTGGTGCAGAGA